GTTAACCATACGTATGTTTAGTGAGCCTGCGTTAGTACTGGATGAAGAAATACTTGCTGGGCACTTAAAGCAGATTAAACATACTAAACAAGCACTTATGGATAAGGTGGCTCACGAAAAAACAAAGCTAACGAGCAACCCCCAATTTGCTGAGTTACTGCGTGGCTACGGTATAGAACCCCCACTTAAAATAAGCCCTGCGACAGGCAAAGAGACCTATGCGTTTGCTAAAAGCGATGAGGCATTCAAAGCGTTACAAGAACATGGAAACTCGGAGGTACAGGCGTTAGTAGCTGCTCGACTAGGGGTTAGGTCTACCATCGAAGAGACCCGCACTCAACGCTTTATAGATATAGCAAACCGTGGCACGCTACCTATCCCGCTACGCTATTACGCTGCACACACTGGACGGTGGGGTGGGGATGACAAAATCAATATGCAGAATTTGCCTAGAGGGTCACAGTTAAAAAAAGCAATGTGCGCTCCAGATGGGTACAAGTTTATAGACTGCGATTTATCTCAGATTGAAGCACGTACGCTAGCATGGCTAGCGGAAGAGACAGACTTAGTTGAGGCATTCGACAGAGGCGATGATGTCTATAAGATTATGGCGTCTGCTATCTATGACAAACCTGAGTCAGAGATAACCAAGGAGGAGCGATTTGTAGGTAAGACTACGATACTAGGAGCAGGTTATGGTATGGGTCACGTTAAGTTCCGCGCTCAGTTAGCTACTTTCAACGTAGAGCTATCCGAGGAAGAATGCGACAGGATTATTCGTGTGTATAGAGAGACTTACCCACGCATCCCTGCTTTGTGGAGAGCGGCTAACAAGGCGCTAAAGACCATGATGAAAGACAAAGTAGAGGAGTTAGGCAAAGAAGGCATCCTTACTGTGGAAGGCAGTACCGGCATACGCCTACCTAATAAGTTGTACATAAAGTATCCTAACTTACGCACTCAAGCCGCAGAGGAAGAGGGCGGGTATGATGAAACGGTTTACGATACCCGCAAGGGTAGGGCTATAATTCCCAACCGCATTTACGGCGGTAAAGTTATTGAGAATGTTTGCCAAGCATTAGCGAGAATTGTTATAGGTGAACAGCTCTTAAGGGTAGCTAAGAAATACAAAGTAGTAATGACTGTGCATGACGCTATTGGATGTATTGTTCCAGAAGACGAAGTAAAGGAAGGAATGCTTGCAGTAGAAAAAGTTATGAAGATTAGACCTAAGTGGGCACCTGACTTACCTCTTAATTGCGAGGGCGGCTATGGAAGATCATACGGAGATTGTTAGTAATACCCCAGCGGGCGGTGGGTAGCTCCATAATGGCTAAAAACACCCGCAGTATGCAACGTACAACACCTATTACACTCCTTTTTATAAGGCGTTCTCTTTGTTGAGGTGTGCATACCGGCTAGCCCACGCTACGGGCCTTTAATTTAATAAGGAGAATGATGATGAACGATAAAGACCCAGTGATGGTAGACCTTGAGCGCTACCTTGATACTTTGGAAGAGGACTACGTAGACCCTGCTCAAGCCAAGATTGATCGCGCTGAGTACTTAGCAGACCAAGGAGATACCGATGAATGGTAAAGGCAGCAAACGCAGACCTCACTTTGTACCCCTACACGAAATCGGGGACAACTGGGCGAGAATTTTTGAAAAGCAGAAACAAGCAGAGAAGGAAAAAGAGGATGCTGACACCAAGCGGGCTGAAAGACGTAGCCAAGAACAAGAGCAAGACCCTTACAACGGAAGGGATGGGCGAAACGATTAGTGCCTTAAACAAACAAACAGGGGGAACACACTACAAGGGTATGGTTATCCAACCTGCCGAATACGCAGAGCAAAATGGTTTGTCTTTGCTCGAAGGTAACGTAGTCAAGTATATTTCTCGTTGGAAGAAGAAGGGAAAACCGTTAGAAGACTTAACCAAGGCGAAGCACTGCATCGACTTACTGATTGAGATACACAACGTCAAATGAAAATAACAATAGAAGTAGATGGCGCTGATGCCGAAGAACTTATCGTGTTAATACAACGTGTTACTGATGCGGTGGAGAAGCTAGAAGATATTCTTAAGGAGTTTGAGGATGAGTAACTTTACCGACCCAATGGCTGCGCTAGAAGAAGCGTATACAGTAGACGGTATAGTGCTAGAAACAATAGTCCCTACAGGGGGCCACGATATATTTTAAAGGAAAAAAGTGATGAGCGAACTAAGCACAGCAACAAAGCACTGGAAAGCAAAATATGACCGCGCAAACAGGGTAGGAGTAGCCCTTAGTCTAGTAACCCTACTGTTAGCTTTCTTCAACGTAATGCAAGCACTAGCCGCCACGCCGCCGCTGCCCCCACCAGCAGAAAAACCAGTGTTCGACTTCAATGGGCAACGCTGCACAACGCTAAGACAGGAGCCTGAGTTCAATTATCGAGTAGACCGACAGACTGTGACACTTACCATCGAGTGTTCGCCAGAAATTATGTTGCATTACTTTGAAGCTATGCCGGAGACAGCACAATGACTCTACTACTAGTATCCCTAGCCTGCATCGCCGCCGTAACCCTAGTCATAGCGATGACCTCATGATCCCGAGAGAAGAACTGAAAAGAAACATAAGAATACTAAACACCCTGCTGTGGTTATTTGGCGCGTACTGTATTGCCGTGGTCGTATTGGTGGTGTTTGTTGTCTAAAAAATACGAGGAGAAGAATGATGAGGAATACTAGTAATGGCAAAGGACGAGAAAGAAGAAGAGCGAGAGAAGATAGCGCAGGATATTAAAAAATATCTAGCCAAAGGCGGCAAAGTAACAGAGTGCCCACCTCGTGCGTTTACACAAGTAGAAGGGCCGAAGAAGCGGTTCGACGGTGGACGAAACGATTCGTTAACCGACCCAACCAACCGAGATGTGGGGGCGTACCGGCCTACAAAAAAGGAAACATAAATGTACGAATACGAATGCACGATAAGGAGAGTGGTTGATGGCGACACTATCGACGTGGATGTGGACCTTGGGTTTGGTACTTGGCGTTGTAGCGAGCGCATACGTTTGTTTGGCGTTGATACTCCAGAATGCCGCACGAGAGATGCTAAGGAAAAAACTGCCGGACTCTTGGCAAAGAAGTTTGTCCAAGAAGCCCTTCACGTCGGAGGAACCTACAAACTCCAAACCCGAGAGAAAGGTAAATTCGGTAGATTCTTGGGAGTAATATTTATATCAGCCAGAACTTCAATCAACACTACCTTAGTTAGTGAGCGTTTAGCAGTTGCATACCACGGGCAAAGCAAACAAGACGTAAAAGATGCCCACGCAGCGAACTACGAATTTCTAAAAGAAAAAGGTCGGATATGACAGCTTGGTCTTATAGTAGCGTAAATACATTTAAGCAATGCCCTAAAAAATATTACCATTTAAAAATTGCTAAGGATGTAAAAGACAGAGGTAATGCAGCTACTGCGTACGGTAGTAGAGTGCATAGTGCTGCTGAAAAATATATAAGGGATGGAAAACCGCTGGAGCGCGAGTATAAATTTTTGCAAGGTACGCTAGACGCTTTCAATAACATAGAAGGTGACAAGCATTGCGAGATTAGGCTTGGAGTATCCAAAGATGGTGGAGCTTTTAAACCTGCAAAATTTTTTGGGGGCGACGTTTGGTACAGGGGTATAGCAGACCTACTTATAATAAACGAAGACAAAGCTTACCTCATCGACTATAAGACTAGCAAAACCGCAAACTATGCAGACACTAAGCAGTTAGATTTACTTGCAGGGGCTGTGTTTATAAATTACCCCGAAGTAAAAAAGATTAAGTCTGCGTTATCGTTTGTTGTGTGTAACGGTTTTGTAACTAAAGAGCATACTGTGGATATGTACAAATCTTACATTGGCACATTCGACGAAGCTTTAGAACAGATAGAAGTAGCTACTACAGCAGACGTATGGAACGCCAAAGACGGGCCTCTGTGTGGTTGGTGCCCAGTAACTTCATGTGAACACTATAGGAGCTAGCGGTGAAAGAACACTGGCAGATATACAAAAGTTTAGCATCAGACCTACGTAAGAGGGCTAAGTGGGGAACGATTGAAGAGGCTAGGCAAGAACGATTTCTGGAAATGGCTGAGTTTATAGAAACAAAGCCTAAATTCTACGTGCCGGATATGAGTTTCGTTCTCAATGAGGAAGTAAAAAACATCGGTAGAGATAAAAATAATTTAGTCCGCCTCCCTTATCCTGAGACAGTTATATTGATGGATACAATAATGGAAGTACCGGGCAGTGAACGCTGGGAATTAAAGAAAGAGCTGAGAGGGTTTACTGACGATAAAGCTGTCTTAGAATACATGGATGCAGGTATAGAAGCACAAGAAGCCAGTAGCCATATACCTACTGTAGTGTTAGCCAAGCAACAGGAAGGCGAGGACAGTATCGAGTTTTGCGCTGGAGTTTGGAACCCCCACTTAAAGGAATGGAATCCTTGGGCGGCTAGAGCACTGATGTATTTTGGCGACACTTCTTTTAACTTAGTACTTGATTCCACGGATACTGCAACTGTGCAGCACGTTGAAAAAATGCAAGATGCGGTAAGAGGTGGGGCACCAGAAGTACTTATATCGCAATACAAAACCGGTTCTCTGCCAATACTATTTTTACATTTATTGTTATCGCTAGAGAATGTAGAAGTAAAAGAGAGAGGCGCTCCAAAATTATCTATAGTAGGCTCGCGGAGCCAAAAGAAGAAACGTAGAGCACATAAGTCTTTTGATTATCATGTGCTGTCAATAAATGGGGAAGCTTGGGATAGCCCATACGAAAGTAATAACGGGGGACACGGGGGTGTAAGAAGCCATCTCCGAAGAGGGCATATCCGTAGATTTAGTAATGGTAAAGCAACGTGGGTTAGAGCTGCCTACATTAAGGGCAGCAAAGAAGGATTTATTAAAAAAGACTATGACATATTAGGAAGGAATTAATAAGGAATGCCGATATGAGCGAAGATAATAGCCGTAGCGAAGACGAGGACGGAGGTCTGAAGTGGATAAGGCTCAGGATGGATTTGATAGCGAGGGTTTTGGGTAGATCACCCACACGGGCGGAGCTGCTTGAATACCTACTACCTGAATTACAGGAAATATTTGAGTGGCCCGATATGGGAGAAGAGTTGTTTGGTCAACAAGACAAGAACCAAAAAGAAGTACCTACAGGAGATAAACAATGAGAAAGCCCAGAGATTACAAAGCCGAGTACGCTAAGTACCAAGGCACAGAAGAGCAAAAAAAGAAACGCGCTCAGCGCAACAAAGCTAGGCGTAAGGCAATGCGAGAAGGAAAAGTTTCTAAGGGTGATGGCAAAGATGTAGCCCACAAGAAAGCAATGGACAAGGGTGGCAAGAACTCTGATGGTACTAGAGTAGAGACAGCTAGCCGCAACCGATCCTTTAAGAGGGATTCTAAAGGTAACCTTGTATCTGAGACTAGCACGCGTGAGCGTAAAAACAAAAACAAGGGGTAAACTATGTTAGCTATGGGTGCTGCAATTAAAGCTAAAGTAAACTACTACTTGCAGAAAGTTCTTAAGTATTTTAGTAAGAGCAAAGCTGTAGTTCCGGTGAAGCGACGCAAAAAATATACAAAGGGCAGGGGCAAAACAATAAAACAGACCCTCGCTAACTTGGATAGAAATTTTAAAGAGATGTCCCGTGCTACAGGCGAGCGATCATGGGATAGCAAAGCAAATACCAATGCTCTTAAAAAGCTAGGTGTCTTTGTGGCTCCTACTGCAATGACTGCAAGGGACTTGGTAGAGACCCGAGTAGAAGTACCAGAAAAATTTCCGGGGATTATGTTTGTTGCTACAAATATGGTTTTCCCCGACGACAGTGGAGATAAAGTATTTCCTAACTTTTTCTACGCTACAAAATACGAAAGTTCTCCTCTTCATGTGGAGCCTACAAAAGACATTGTTTATAAAATAGGCTTGAGCGTGCCTCTTGGTCCTGAAAAAGCTAAAAATAAAAATAAAGTGGATAAAAATTACTGGTTGTATTTTTATGTAGCAGTAAACCCGAAGGGCGAAGTGCAAACTTTGCGTTGGGTGGCCGATGACATGGTGACAATACCCCACAAAAAGAAACCGGGTCGCGCTGACGGTACGAAAATAAGACAGACATGCTTCACCCGAAAAACTTGGCAGCATCCTGATATATTACAGCATGATTGGACAGTTAAGGACGTTGGTAAAGAAACTGCGCATGTAGGTATTTTTTGCGCGTGTTTTAATTTTTGGAATAACCGTGACAAGATGTGGACAGTACAAACAAAAAAGAATGACTCCCGCATGAGTTTTTGTATAGACACAAGAGATACAAAACATTATTTCAAAGACAGAGAGTACGCTACTACGTTGAGTGGAAACAGAAAGAAAATAATACATTTTGTAGAAGAGCACACGCGCCTTACTCCAAAAGGTAATGTTGTAGTGCGAGAACATATACGTGGCGAACGCAAGTTTGTTTGGAACGGTTATCAATGCAATGTAAAAGCACCGAAATTTAATAACATTATTGACATGCAGGGGTTTGACGTACCTTCGTTTGAGTGTGAAGAAGATGACCCGTTAGTAAACGAATCAATGGACATGGACGATTTAGCCCGTGAGCTAACTCCTTACCTCGACCGAGAACAAGAAAACATATACGGAAAGAGATAAACAGTGAAAGTAATAGACAATAAAGCCCTAGTGTTAAAAACAAAACGTCCTCATTTAATTACTGAGCAGGTAGACGACTACAAAATACTCAATGAAGTAGATGGAGTTTACAAGATAGCAGTGCCTTGGAGGCTGCACGAAGCCCAAGTACTTGCGGGGTTAAGAGTAAAAGAAGTACCGTCTCCTATGACCCGTGACTATTCGTATACTGGAAGGTATGAACCGTTCGACCACCAAAAAGAAACTGCTTCTTTTTTAACTTTGCACAAGAAAGCTTTTTGTTTTAACGAACAAGGCACCGGTAAAACAGCGTCTGTAATATGGGCAGTAGATTACCTGATGCAGCAGGACAAAGTTAAACGTGTCCTAGCTATATGTCCTCTGTCTATTATGAAATCTGCATGGCAAGAAGATTTGTTTAAGTTTGCTATGCACCGTAGTTGTTCCGTAGCGCATGGGACTTCTGAGCAACGGAAGAAAATACTAAATGCAGGTGCTGAGTTTGTCATTATAAATTTTGATGGGGTAGCTGTAGTTAAGGACGAGATTATTAACGGGGGCTTTGACGTAATTGTAGTAGATGAAGCTAACGCCTACAAAAACACACAGACTAACCGATGGAAAACTTTGCGTGACATTACGGCGAATACTACTTGGCTTTGGATGCTTACTGGTACTCCCGCAGCACAATCACCTGTAGATGCTTTTGGCTTGGCTAAGCTAGTCAACGCAAAGAACGCACCTAAATACTACGGCCAATTTAGAGACAAGGTAATGCACAAAGTGTCTCAGTTTACGTGGCGTCCCAAACCAGAAGCGAACGAAATAGTACACGAAGTGTTGCAACCTGCCATTAGGTTTGAGAAAGACCAGTGTTTAGATTTGCCTTCTGTTACTTACGTAGAGCGAGAAGCGCCGCTTACTAAACAACAAGCTTCGTACTATAAAAGGTTAAAGGATCGCATGACTATGGAAGCTGACGGGGAGCAGGTCACTTCTGTTAACGCTGCCACTAACCTAAACAAGCTACTGCAAATATCAGGGGGTGCGGTCTACACGGACGATAGACAAGTCATTGAGTTTGATGTAAGTAACCGTTTGAATGTCGTTAAGGAAGTAATAGACGAGTCCTCGCACAAGGTACTTGTCTTTGTGCCTTTTACCCACACTATAGAATTACTAAACGATTTTTTAGTTAAGAGTAAAATCCCGTGCAAAATAATATCGGGTAAAGTTTCTGTAAATAAACGAAGCGAAATAATTAAAGACTTCCAAGAAACAGATAAGATTCAAGTGCTTATCATACAACCACAAGCAGCGTCACATGGTCTAACTTTAACCGCAGCTAATACTATTATCTGGTACGCTCCTGTTACTAGCGTAGAGACTTACTTGCAGGCTAATGCGCGCATTGACAGGCCGGGACAACACAACCCGATGAC